GCAAGCTGTTCGACGGCGACACGTGGAAGACGAAGAATCCCGGAACAATACGCAAGATACTCGAGGAGACCATACCTAGGGGCGGGAGCAAGATACGCAGCCTCCTGACCGAGAAGACATACAAGCGGTTCGAGACCGGCATGGAAGATGCCGAGAAAATCCTTCCCGTCCGGGGCAAGGTCAGCGTTGGGCCGATGGCCATCACCCCCACGTATGCGCGGAGCCAGCTGAGCAACAGTGTGTACTTCACCCTCCAGAAGTGCTACGGGGACATAACGCAGGAGATTTACCACATCCTCGACAACGCCATCGTCGGCCAGATTTCGACCCGTGAGGCTATGGCGCAAATATCCCAACACCTTGCCGAGTCGGGATTCACCGAAGGGGTAGCACATACCATCGCCAGAACCTCGCTGGCGCAGGCGTACAACGGCGGCAGGATGGCGGTATATGGTCGACTATCCGACCCCGACGGTACACAGCCCGGGGGTATCATCGGATACCAGTACAGCGCCGTGATGGATGACTACACGACCGAGGAATGCCAGGACTACAATGGGCGATTTTTCCGTGTTGATGACCCCAGCTTGCCAGAACCCCCCATACACTACAACTGCCGGTCGGTACTGGTTCCCGTGTTCACCGGTGAGGAGCCGTGGGATAACGGGCAGTGGACGGGTCTGGACGAGAGCCAGCGGCTTGCGAGCAACATTCCTACAGGATTCGGAGGCAACTAATGCGGATCATCAGGCATCAGTTCCTACTCGCCCCCGGTGAGTACGAGCCGGAGAGCGGGAACGGGAAGATAACGGACGAGAACGTGGGCGACGTGGTCTACGCAATCAACCGGCGTTTCGAGGTAGACGTGCCCGTCCCGCTTATCTACAATCACAGCGAAGACGACAACGCCATCCCCGTGGGCATCATGCGAGACGCGGTGAAGGACGGGACCGCAGCCTTTGCCGACCTGCACATCACGCAGGACGCACGGGCAGACCGTGACGGTGGAGGGAGCAAGATACTGGCCACGGTCGACCAGATAGCAGACGCAATCTCAGCCGGGTCGATGAAACTCAGCGTCGAGGCATACCGGGATGTCAAGGCGCCCGCCTACTACGGCGATCGGATCATATCATTAGAACCGACCGCCTGGGCAATTCTCAGACCCGGCGTACTCCCGGCAGTCCCCCGACTTGTGGCGGGACATACTCAGGTGGGCGAGCGCGTGGCGTTTGCCCTGGATAGCCTCATGGAGGCAGAACAGAAGGGAAGCGAAATGACCATCGAGGAAGCACAGGCCACGATCAAGGAACTCAACGAGAAGATCGAGGCCCTTGAGAAGAAGCTGAAGGCATCCGAAAACGAGACCGACAAGGTCGGTGAGCTGGCCGCCGCGCTGAAAGATGCGCAGAACAAGGTGGCCGAGCTTGAGAAGGAAAAGCAGGAAACTGAGAGCGAAGCCATGGCCGTCAGGGTCAAGGAGCTTTCGGGATCCGTCAGGATGAAACTGGTCCCCGGCAAGCGGGACGAGTTCGACAAGGAGCTTGCCAAGATAGACAGTCCAGCCGAGCAGCTGGCAGTTCTGTCGAGGATGGACAGGGTTCTGCCCGAACTCGCGGCGGAAGATGGGCAGGTTGAAGCGTCTCAGGAAGACCCCGACGCCAGCTCTACTGCCAGGCTCGAAGCCAAGGCCGACAAATACGCACGCGAGAACAAGGTGAGCTATATTCAGGCCCTTGAGCGTGTCACGAAAGGAGAATAATGCCCTACAAGGAAATACCGGTGCGCGAACTCAGCACCGGCATAATCGGCGGGACGGCTGACGGAGCTGTCACCGCGTACACCTTCTGCGACTATGATGGTGACGGGGAAATCAGCACCATCACAAGCGGATGGGGTGGGATAGCCCTTAACGACGCGGACGATGATTCTGACGTAACCCTCAAGGTACACGGAATCTACCGTCTGGTAGTCGACGCGAACGGCACCAACATCGCCCCGTTCGAGCCCATCAAGCCCACCACGGACGGTCACGGGGTGCTTGCGGAGGACGATGGCGACCAGTACAGCGCCATTTCCCTCGAGGCCTCTACCACAGACGACGACAACATCCTCGTGCTTATCGAGCATGGGTACGTTGCCGAAGCCGCACAGACTTAGGGGGTGACAAAATGGCTGTAAGCATCGACACCGTAGCACTCAACCGTGGCGTCACCAAGGCGGTAGACGACTACAGGAACTCCCCCGCCGACTTCATCGCCGATTACGTGGCCCCTGTAGTTAGCGTACAGGAGAAAAGCGGATACCTGCCCCGGTTCAACAGACTGAACCAAAAGCTCATCGACTTCGGGGTGGACCCCTTCGCACCTACTCCCCGGGTAGACTACGGGCTGAGTACCACGCCGTATACCTGCGAGGTTCACAGAGGGGCCGCGAACCTGCCCTTCGAGCTTCAGGAGTTCGACGACACCAAGATGCTCAGCGCCGCGAACTTGGCTATCCAGGTGGACGAGGCCATCCGGATAGAGCGTGAGTATGAGCTGGCCGCCCTGCTCGTCACCGCCGGGACATTCACCAACACCGTGGATGTTGACGGAACGTCAACCGCATGGAACGCCACCGGGGGCAATCCCGTCGCGGACATCACCAAAGCGATGGATACCGTCCACAAGGAAATCAACCGCTGGCCGCGGTACGGCCTCTGCTCTGCTGACGTGGGCCGCTTCCTTCGCCAGTACGTGGCAGACCTCCGGGTCAGCTCCGGCAACGTGGCCCTCGCTCCGCTGGACGAGGTCGCAAGATACCTCGGCCTCAAGGAACTCAGGATACTAGGCACCGGGTACGACTCGGCAAAGCCCGGACTGACCAGCGTCGGCGCGAGGATGGGCGAGACTGAGAATTTCTGGCTGTTCCACAAGCCGGACAACATGAACCAGTTCGCTCCCTGCTTCTTCGCTACCGCGAGGTATCCGAAGCTGTCCTCGACTCAGACCTACATCGAGAACGACCCCGAGGGTCTGACCGTGAGGGTGCGGGACTGCTATGACCTCGTCGAGGTGGACGACACGGCTGCCGTCTATCTCTACGACTGCCTGGAGTAGACAATGGCGTACGCCAGCCTGACTGATCTGACGGCACTGCAGCCGGTGTTCGATTCGTCCTCATACGACGATAGAGTATTGCTGCAGTACCTGGAATCGACCGCGTCCGCAATGACGCGCCGGCTGGCGAGACGCTTTACTCTACCCATCTCCACCACCTCCGAGGGGGCCGTGTCTGTCGATGCGGTCCCCTCAGACGGGGACACTCTTGCAATAGGGGATAATACCTACCGGTTCAAAGACACCGTCGCCGCCGAGAATGACATCACCATCGGGGCCACCGCAGCGGCCACAGCAATCAACATCTACCGGGCTGTAAACGAACTCGGTTCCGGCTATCACGAGGACACCACCGTGAACACCACCGTCCGGGCGGTGCTCGATAGTACCACCATCACCCTCGTCGCTCGCAAGGCCGGGCCGGATGGTGACCTCATCACACTGTCAACCGATTGCGCCGACCTGACCCTGACGGCCTTCGACGGCGGGGCGCGTGAGTTCCCCGACCTGGTACTGGTCAACGTTCAGATGGCTGTAGGCGTGCTGCATGCCGGACAGCGCTATTCCAACGCAGGCGGCGGGAACCAGGAGGCACAGGTCAGTCTGTCCAAGATGGCGGATGACGCTATCACCGAGCTGCTGGCAGGCGGTGCGCTTGTGGACACCACCGGGACCCGGCTGGCATCGGCGTTCTATTTCGATTTCGACGAGGCGGACGATGTATGAGCGTATCAGTGACCTTCACGCCAGAGAGTCGGCGGCTGCTCAATACCTGGGCCGCCAAGAACAAGGATAAATACGATCAGGCGGTGACCCGGTGGATAACTCACCTCGACGCGTGGCTATCCCGGGAAAGCCTGCGGTCATTCGATACTCAGGGGCAGCAGGGTGGGAAGAACTGGCAGCCCAACCGTGGAAGGTACGCCGAGTGGAAGGCCGGATTCGGTCAGACTAAGGCCGGGATACTGACAGGTGATTTAAGACAGAGCATTTCGACCCAGCGGACACGGGATGAGGTGCGGGTAGGTTCGGGCATTGATTACGCTGACGAGTTCTTCTTCGGTCGCAGGGGCGGGGGCAAAGCTGTCATGGTACACGGTCCCGGGGGAAACGTCGGGGTCTTCAACTTTTCGGGCGGCTCCCCACCCCGTCCGTTCCTCCCTGCCGAGGACTACACAGAGCGGCACATGGCGTCGTCCTTCGCTGACATCGTATGGAGGGCCTTATAATGGCTGTCGATTATCACGACATCGGGGCGGACATGGTCACGCATTTGCAGACCATTTCGACGGACTATTACGTGACCCAGTCTATTCAGGCGGCCATGGGCGTGAGGAAGGAACTGGTGATAGTGCTGGTGACATTCGACGGCTTCACCCATCAGGAACAACACTCACTAGCGCCACTGACACAGGCCCGCGACGCTACCTACCGGGTAGCAATCATGGCGAAGGGCGACAACCTCGACGTGCAGGATGAACGGCTCGACGATGCTGTATCTGAAATCGAGGAAGCGTTGAACGCACCGGGCTTCCCCCCGCTGGGACACCTTGAAATCGAGAGAATACTGGCGATAAACGCATCGCCCAAGCAACTGACACAGGAACACGGGCTCGTCATCACCATGGATGCCGAGGTCCGTATAATCGAGGAGGCGACATGAAGTTGAAATACACGGGGGCTACCCCCGCTGAGACATTCATTGGCGGCCGCAGACGGCGCATCGTTCCCGGGGAGGAAGTAGACTTCCCCGATGACGTGGCCAAGCTGAGGCTATCCGAGGGCACGTGGAAAAAAGTTCCTGCCCCGAGAATCAAGAAAGAAGGTGAATAATGGCATACTTCACTGGCGAGAATTGTAGGGTTGGGATAGCCATCAACGCGTTCACGGACGGCTGTAACTTCGACGGAACCCCCGGTACCTACGACGTGCAGAAGCTCGCCCCCGGCGGGCTGACCATCGAGGCCAGGAACGAGAAAGCCCCCGTCGAACTGAACAACGTGGACATACAGGATTACGTGGTCGGGGGGCTGTACTACACATGGACGCTTGAGACACCGATGTCTTACAGCTACCAGGAGAAATGGTGGCAGCTGGCCCTCTGTGATGAGGAGATAGAGACTGCCGGAGTTTCCGCGCCGTACTCCCATACGATAACCAAGGCAGACAAGGTCATATTCGGCTCCTTGAAGGTTCAGTACGCTGACCAGTGCGCTGCTGAGAATACCATCATCCAGGAGCTGTACAGCAACGCCGCCGTCACTGCCATATCCGTGAGCGAGTCCCCCGAGGGATACGCCATGCTCACCGTGTCCGGCGTGGCCGTGAGTCTGTCAAGGTCTACTACCGAAGCGTCACTCGCCACCGCGCAGGATCACGAGTTCCTGAGCTGGCGCCACTTCTCGCCGGAGCTGAACAACGGGAGGGATTACCGCCTCGGTGACATCAGCGTGGACTACAGCCAGAGCCTTACCGAGGGCGAGTTCGACCACGCTGGTTCCACCCCCGCGACGCTGGACTTCGTGGCCTTCGCCGGACAGAGAGAAGTCGGCTGGGGGTTCGACCTCCGCATGGACTCGGACGCATACAGCCTTATCGAGGACCTGGAAACCCTGTGGGACGGTGACAACATCTACGCATGGGACAACGGCGCCGCGACGACTGCCAACCGTACCTGCACGATAACCTTCGGGGATAGCTACATGAACGGCAGGCCCCGGACGTATGCAGAGCTCGGCCGTGAGACATGCTCGGTGTCCATGCTGGCGCAGGACGGGACCACCCCGAGCATAGGGATAGTCTTCGAGAATGCCAGAGACGACGTCAGCTAAAGCGGTCAGACTGGCCGCACGTAAGCACGTCCCGCTCCTCGACGCGAAGGCCGTCATCACGGTCCGTACCGTCCGGGGGCGGGAGATGCTCGAGGCCGGGCTGCTCCCGCTGGTCAAGATGCGGAGTGATGAGGTCGAGCCCGAGTCTGCCGAGGAACTGCTTTCCGTAGCCAGGGGCGTAATCATTGCCTGTGCGGTGTCCCCCCGGATAGTCGAGGGGCCCGGCAAGGCCAACGAAATCAGCATCGACGACCTGACGGACGAGGACATCGTCCTGCTGTACCGTGAGATTATCGACCTCTCTGATTCTCGGTTCTACGGCACGGATCACACAGCCTACAACCCCGACATGCGCCAGGAGCTATTCGAGCGACAGGTACAGTCGGCACTGATGATAGACACTATCTGTAGGCGGTACGGGCTCAATCCGCTGGAGGTCCTGAAGTGGGACAATGACGACCTCTCCCTGGTCATGGCGCTCATCGACGTAGGCGTGGCCGAGGAAAAGAAGCAGATAGAAAAGGCGCGGCAGGAAGCGAAGCGGAAAGCGAAGCATGGCACGAAGTAATACCGTAGAACTCATCGCGCGCCTGAAGGACCAGCTGTCCGGCCCACTGGGCCAAGCTAAATCCCGGCTCAAGAAGTTCGGCGACACGGCCAAGCGGGTGGCTACCGGCGTCGGGATACTTGCCACTGCTGTATTCGCAGCAGCCAAGAAGCTGGCCGATTTCGGCGCTGCCATCCAGGACATGTCCGACTTTTCCGGCATAGGCGTTGAGTCTCTTCAGGGTCTGATATATGGCATCGAACAGGCTGGCGGTTCCGCGCAGAATCTTTCGATGGCGTTCAGAACTCAGGCCCGGTTTATGGGCTACCTCGAACAGGGCACGGCTACATATACGCAATATCTCGACGACCTGAACCTCACCTACGAACAGCTCAAGGGGCTCTCCCCCGAGGAAACCTTCCTGACCCTGACCGACGCCTTGGCCGGTGTTCAGGACGAGGTGAAGCGTACCGAAATAGGCATGGTGCTGTTCGGCGGCCGCGGCATGTCTTCCATCCTGTCGGCAATGGAACAGTTTGACGGCTCATTGAGAAATGCGCAGGACCAGTTCGAGGACCTGGGCCATGCGCTGTCCGAGGACCAAATCACCGACCTGAAGAAATTCAAGGACGCCATGACCGATCTGCAATACCGCTTCCGGGGCTTCCTAGCAGACTCGATAGTTCCCCTCCTGCCGAAGTTAGATGATTTTGCCGACGGAATTATGGACGCTGCTGAGACTGCAATACCGGCCTTGGTTACTGCCGTAGAAACTGCCCTGCCTGTATTTAATACCTTGATCGACATAGCCGGACTTGCCGCGAAGGGATGGGAAAAGCTCTCCGGTGCAGACTTCAGGGATGCAGTAGATGCCAGCGCTGACGCCCTAGGTAATCTGGCCACGGCCCTCGAAAGCCAGGTCGCGGCTGGTATGATGACGGCGACTGAGGCGGGCATTATCTTCCAGCGCGAACTGGACCACTATATAGAAGCAACTACTAGCAGCGCCATGGAGGCAGAGGTTTTGCGGGGCAAGATGATCGACCTGGGGGTTGGCTTTGATATTGCTCGCCGCGCCCTCAACGAGCTGATGGGTTCTGTATTTATGACGGACCAGCTCGACCGGGTTGCCGGGTCGGTACAGGCTGCCGGTGAAAACATCCTCGGGATGATCGTGAATGTCGAGGCGCTAAATGCGGCCATAGACGAACTGTCTACGGTGCCCCCGCCCGGTTCAGGTATCGACCAGGACATGGAGGAATATAAGGAATTTACCGAGTTCCGTAAACAGCTTGATTTGGCGATGCTCGAAGCGCTGCGGGCGAAAAGACAGCAGGACCTCGAGGAACAGCGTTCGAATTACGAAGCCATGCTCGAAGCGCGGCAGAGCAAGGAAGAGGAAATCGAAGACTGGCACCGCCAGCGCGAAGAGGACCGACTGGCCCGGATACAGGCAGTTAACGACGCTTTGCTCAGCGGGGTGCGCAGCGGATTCGACAGCCTCAGCCAGGGCCTGACTACTCTTGCGGTAGAGGGCAAGGACGCCGCCCGGCAGTGGGGCGATGCCTGGATTGCTGAGTTCCAGCGCATGATACTCGATGCTGCGTTCAAGACGCTGTTCAATCTCCTCACCGGCGGCGGCGGGATATTCTCATTACTCGGGTTCCAAGAAGGTGGCGAAATACTCCATGCGCAGGGTGGCTTGAAAATCAAGGACTCCGGCCCGTACGGTGACCGTCACCTCGTGGCCGTGGAGCGCGGGGAAGAGGTGGTCCGCCGCAGACCCATGACGGACCAGACTATCCCGAGTACTTCCGTCAATCTGTCCCTCGTCTATTCGCCGGTATTATCTACCGCTTCCCCGGGTGAGGCTATCCGGCTGGCGTCCGAGGTGGGCAGGATACTCCAGAGAGGAGGCTATATCTGATGGACAAATACAGTAGCGATACCGACCTCCGCTGCCTCGTGACTACATCCCCCGGGAGCCGTCCGACGCTGTCCCGGGTACTGTCGAGGCGGCCTATCATACAGGTGCAGCCGCGCTGGAGCGAGGCGTCTTTTACTACCTCGGACGGTACCATCGAAATGTACCGCACCGGGGACCCGGCATATGACCTGTCCATTTCCATCCGCAACTTGTCCCTCGAGGACCGCCGCTTCTTCGAGGAGGTGGCGCGGCGCGGGGTGCCGGTGTATATCTACTCCTCCATGCCCGGCTCGATACAGCACACCATCCCCCTCATGCGCGGGGTGGGTGGCGACCCTACCGACGGGACGTATACCGCCACGCTGGCCACGGGGTCTACACTATACCTGCCCCGGGGTGACACGGCGCACGTCGCCTACCTCGAGGAAACGGACATCGCCAACAACATCGTACTCGCTGATGGGATACAGAATCATAGCGGGCTACTATCCACGCTGTCCAACGAAATGCCTCTCGGCAGGGGGGCGGTCATACTGGCACCTGGTAAAAACTGGCTGTACAATCCCGGCTTTGACGATGACGGGACTGACATATACAACTGGACCTGGAGCGGCGGCAGCGACGGCGTGGACCTGCTGGATTCCACCGGCTGGCTGGGTGTGCCTGCCTTGAAGATATGGGGCACCTCCGATACATGGACTTCGGATACCTTCGATTGCTCTGCAATGGCTGAGGATTATGTTGCTATCAGCTTCGGGTGGATGACTGACGGGGAGCTACTCGTCGAATGGAACGACGGCCCCGAGGGTGGCTGGGAGCCTCTGGTCACGCTGGACAATGGGTCGGGGTATTACCAGACAGCGCTTAAGCTTGAGGCGCTGGCTGCGAATTTCCAGCTTCGGTTTTCTAATCCTACTGGATATTTCGGGATGTTCTGTGCTCCGCAGGTTATCGGGTTGGCCGGTGATGACCGGAAGCGATACCCTGCGTACATCGAGGGACTGGGTGAGGATGTACAGGGCGAGCTTACGGCCTGCTCGCTGAAATACACGGGGCACTATGAGGCTACCGCG